AACTTGAAAGTTACTGAAAGCACGAATAAACTGTAATAGAAATCTTCTTATTTGTTGATCGTAGAAAAATTGTTGTGGCATTAATCTTCTCTAGGTTTAAGTGCTTCACTTAATGACTGTCTACTATTTTGTACAGTGTTATCATCTGCAACAAACGTACCAGTGTTGTTTATAAATGTATCTCTTTGTGTATTTCCAGCACCAGGAGTTAGTGGACTACGTACATCATCTTCTATTTTTACCCAACGAGATCCATTATACCTAAATAGTCTATTTGGTAAAAAGTCTAATCTTAAAACAAAATCACCTTCTTGTGAGTCACTAGGAAAACTTGTACCCATTGTTACGTTTTCACCATTAGGAGCAAGGCCGTCACCTATTAAGTAACCGCTATAGGCATTTGTATTTTGTGGAGTAATTCTTCTTGCATCTGCACTTGCATCAGTATTATCTGCATTAAGTTGTGTATCATCTGCATTTACGCCTTTTGGTTCTAGTGGTGTTCCATCAGGACCTGTAGGTACAACATAATATTGATCAGTTCTATATCCGCTCTCCGGAACTTCTGCTTCAGCGGCAGCAACAACTTTGTTGGATATTTCTAATTCTTTATTGTAAGTAGAAAGCAAATCACGTAGTGTATTTGTAGTTTCGTTTCCGTCTTTGTCTGTTTGTAGAACATTAAGTATATCGTTATATTCTTGTGAATCAACTAACGGTGTACATTTAATACGCCATAGATGACTCCACCACGTAGGACTGAAACCTTCACTGGGCCTTGTGCCTTCCTGTACTACATAGTAACGTTTTAAACTAAGTTCCACACTTTCATCTAATGCACTATAGTCAGTCAAATGAGGCAACTCTATTACATCACCTGGCATAAGTTTACGCCCTATGTTATTAACCATATCGTTTTCATGCAATGTAATAAAAAGTGTGTCGTTTGCTAAAAACAATCCAAATTGACTTAAATCAAAATCTGTATCTGTAACACTGTATATACCTCTAAGACTGTAAATGTCTTGATCGTATTTTCTATCTCTATTTTCTAAAAATAAAAAGTCTTGTATACCCAGTGGATCAGGTTCTACATAGTTTGGCTGGCTAGGATCGTCACTTTGTCCCTGACTTTGAATACCAAGGTACTTGTGTACGTTTATACCAGTACCACCAGCAGTAAACATTTCCTTAATTCTTCTATCAAAGAATCTATAATCGTTGGTGTGAGCACCGTCTTTCCATAGTGATATACGTGGCATATTTTTTCCTTATACACTATTTATCGTATTAAATAAACGTATGAAACTTGATTTGCATGGGCTTCCTATACATAGTGCATGGAGTGTATTTAATAGCAAAATACAAGATGCTTATTATGAAAAATTGAAATATGTAGTTGTTGTTACTGGACAAGGTGCAATAATGAAAGAATTTCCTGTATGGGTAAGTAACCATCCACATACTAAATCATGTAGTAGTACTCCGCATAATCCAGGAAGTTTTAAAGTTTTTCTTAGAAAATAGGTTGACACTTCTCTTAACTATGTTATAGTAATTATATAGTTAGAAAAGAGAAGAGGACCAATTATGCAAACAATTTACAATTTACCCAAGTTATACAAAAGAGATACTACTGGAAAAGTACGTGAGTGGACTATGCAGTATGGTTGGAACTTAGATGAAACACAAGCAGGCACAAGAACTATCTCAGGTTTGCAGGATGGTAAAAAAGTTACTAGTGAATGGTATATTACTGAAGCAAAAAATGTAGGTAGAGCAAATAGTACTACAAACATTACACAAGCAAAAGCAGAAGCACAAGCAGAATGGGATAAAAGAATAGAAAAAGAGTATTTTGAGGATATTGATGCAATTGACTCTTATACTGCTTTTAAGCCTATGTTAGCACATGATTTTACAAAGACTCCTGTAGAAAGTGGCTATACACAACCTAAACTAGATGGTATTAGAATGGTTGTAAACAGTAGAGGACTTTACAGTAGAAGCAATAAAGAGATTGTTGCAGTTCCTCATATTGCAGATCAATTAGCAGATTTTATAAAGCAGTTTCCTACAGTAACATTAGATGGGGAACTTTATAATCATGAACTTAAAGATAACTTTCAAAAGATTACAAGTTTAGTAAGAAAAACAGTAAACTTAGGCGCAGATGAATTAGCAGAAAGTGCTGAATTAGTGCAGTATCATGTTTATGATATGTTTGATAGTGCAAATCCTGATATGACTTTTACACAAAGAGCAAAGTGGATAAGTGAAAATGTTTCAGGCGATAACATAGTTTTAGTAAAATATGATGAAGCAAGCACATCAGCAGATATAGATAAATTGTATGGTGAATATACAACTGCTGGATATGAAGGTCAGATGATTAGACAGGATACTGCTTATGAATTTAAGAGAACTAAAAACTTACTAAAGAGAAAAGAGTTCATTACAGAAGAATACAAGGTTGTAGAAATACAAGAAGGAAACGGTAATTGGGCAGGATATGCAAAAAGGTTTATACTTGAGCTTGCAGACGGCACACAATTTAGTAGTGGTGTTAGGGGTTCACAAGAAAAACTTGCACAGTTATTAAAAGATAAAGATACTATTAACTGGGCAACATGCAGATACTTTGAACTAAGTAATGACGGCGTTCCTAGATTTCCTGTTGTTATTGATTATGGCACTGGCGAAAGGGACGACTAATGGCACATACCTCAGAAGTAATGGACACCCGAGGACATCATTTAGTTGGTGTACAATGGCCTGTTGTAGGCAGTAAAGGTGATGAGTATACTGTTACTATGTATGACAGAGGTTGGGAATGTACCTGTCCTGCATGGCGTAAATGTAAACATATAAAAAGTATTGAGCAAGGTTTAGTAAATGATAAAGGAGAATGATATGTTTAATCCTAATGTTATGAAAGAAACTAAATTTCCTAAAGGATTATCTGCAAATTTTGAATTTGACAACTATATACTAAGTGTAGTAAAAAATGAAATATCATATGGAAACGATAAAGGATTGTATGAGATAAGTGTATTTGATGCAGGAAACCAAATTGAATTGCCTGGCATTACTGAACAAGGTGATACAGTAAAAGGTTGGTTGACAAAAGAGGATGTTAGTAGTATTATGAAAAAACTAACAAGTATCACAGGCACAAATGCAAAACTTTTATGAGGGCAAAATGAACGACATACTACAGGATATACAAGAATTAGAAGGAACTATAACTACTTTAAAAAATGTAAATAACAAGCCTGAAGTTATATATGCAATTAGAAAAATTGATGATATAATTGACCGCAAAAGAGATGAGTTTAATAGGTTAGAAAAACAAATGCAAAAGGAATATTTCAATGGCTAGTATAACTGCATTAAAAGGCAAAAGATTATCTAAAAAGAAAACAATTACACGTAGGAAAACTACAGGTGCAAAAGCTGCACCATTGGATGATTACAAAAAACATACTGACTATTTCCATTTTAATGTTGATTCTAAAGAATGTGTTATAATAGTCAAGGCACATATTAAGAAAGTTTATGATAAAGAAAGAGCTAAAGTAATTCTTAAAAATAAAGAATCTATGTTTGCAAAACAATTTGTGGCAGCTTATTGTCATTGGTTAGCAGAAGGCAAGGATGCTCCAGAAGATAGTATAAATTGGATGTCTGGATACTTTGACGAACTATATAATAAAGGACTATCTATTGTTGAAGAAGTACGTGCAGAAGAGGCTAAGAAGCCAAAAAATGTATATATTCCTAGTATACAAGAACGTATAAAAGAAGCAAGTGGTAATATTATTGCAGAAATAGAAGAACAAATAGATACGTTTATTCAAGATCCTAAAGCATTTAAAAAATTTGATAGTATAAAATTCTTTAGAAAAATGCAAGTCAACCAAGCTCATGCAAGACATATTCGCAGTTACTACGAAGGCATATTAGGCGAATATCTAATGTTACAAAAGCCTGTTAGTGAACAAGATGAACAACTTAGAGAAGGGTATTCACATCTAGATAAAGCAGATATTAAAAAAGCAGTAGAACTGTTTCAGGGTATTGTAGGTGCATGTGATTTAATTACTGCAGAGAGTAAAGCAAGTAGAAAAACAAGGTCACCTAAACCAAAGAGTGCAGAAAAACTTGTTGCAAAAATGAAATACTGTAAATCAGATGAAAAGTACAAAGTGGCAAGTATTAATCCTGCTGATATTATTGGATGTAATGAACTATGGGTGTTTAATACAAAGACAAGAAAAATTGGTAAGTATATTGCTAATGAACATGATACATTACAGGTAAAAGGTACTACAATACAGTTTTTTAATGAAAACGAAAGTGTTGCTAAGACATTAAGAAAACCTGAACAACAACTTGCAGAATTTAATAAAAGTGGCAAAGTACAATTACGTAAATTTTTATCAAACATTAAAGGTGTTGAAACTAAACTTAATGGTAGAATTAACAATGATACAGTATTACTTAAGGCAGTCATTAATTAATAAATAGTGTATATACAAGGATACACTAATGGCAACACTAGCAAGTTTAAGAGCAGACACAGTAGATTACATCCGCTTTCGTTTAGGCGATGGCATGGTAGATGTTGAACTTGACCCAGATCATTATGATAATGTAATTGATAAATCAATTAAACGTTTCAGACAACGTAGTCAAAATGCATATGAAAGTTCGTATGTATTTTTAAGTGTTGTTAAAGAACAACAAGAATATACATTACCTGATGAAATAGAAGAAGTACGCCAAGCATTTAGACGTAGTGTAGGAAGTGGCAGTAGTGATACTGGTACACAGTTTGAACCATTTGAGGCTGCATTCCAGAACACTTACTTACTGCAAAGTGGTCGAATAGGTGGCATGGCTACATATGAAATGTACTATCAGTACCAAGAATTAAGTGCAAGATTATTTGGCGGATTTATTAATTTCGAATTTAATCCTGTTACTAAAAAGATTACACTACTTCGTAAGTTTAGTGCAGACGGTGAACAAATTGTTCTTTGGACATATAACTTACGTCCAGAAAGTAGACTACTTGAAGATAGACATTCTGGTCCTTGGATACAAGACTATGCACTTGCACTAGCAAAATACACACTAGGTGAAGCACGTAGTAAGTTTAGTACAATTGCTGGACCTCAAGGTGGCACAAGTTTAAATGGTGATGCATTAAAAGCAGAAGCACAAGTTGAACTTGACAAATTGGATGAAGAACTACGTAATTATGTGGATGGTTCTGATCCACTTTCATTTATAATAGGTTGACATTTCTTATATCTATGTTATTATAAAATATAGTTGTTGAGAGGTTTGGATGATAATAGGAATATGCGGGTTAATTGGTTCTGGCAAAGGTACAGTCGCGGACATACTTGTAGAACAAGGATATAAAAAAGTTAGTTTTGCTGATAAACTCAAAGATGGTGTGGCTACTGTATTTGGTTGGGATAGAGCAATGCTCGAAGGCGACACAGATGAAAGCCGTGCTTGGCGAGAACAACCTGATGAATTTTGGACTGCAGAAACAGGCAGAACAATTACACCGAGAATAGTACTGCAAGAATTTGGAACAGACTGTATGAGAGACGGATTCTACGACGGCGTATGGGTAAGTTTACTTAAAAAAGAATTACTACAATACCCTGGCAACTATGTAATACCAGATGTAAGATTTTCAAATGAACAGAATATGATACGTGATATAGGCGGTCAAGTTTGGCAAGTAAGACGTGGTGATGTTCCACTATGGTGGGAAACTGCAATTAATTGTAATGAATCTAATTCAAGTGAGGAACCGAACAATCCTATGAAAGTTGTTTTTCCTGAAGTACATGCAAGTGAATGGAAATGGGCTAGGCGTGACGAGGAGTTTACAGTTAGTATTAATAATGATGGTTCGATGGAAGAGCTCAAGCATCAGGTGTTAAGTCACCTCGCTTCCAACCAAACTTTAGCAACTCCTGATGACAATTCAGGCATACAGTTTTCAGATTACGGTTGCTGACATTTTTTAAATTTCCGTCTACGTAAAAGATAGTAACTTGACTTCTTAGACTTGGTTTAAATCCACAAGCCTCACATTTTCTTTTTACTTTATATCCACTATCTACCCACAATGGTTTGACAGGTTTATGTAATTTTAAACACTGCTCGCATTTTTTTCTATAATATTTCTTACCATCCTTTATATAATTTACTGCTTTAGGACGTTGTCCGCATTGTTCACAATTAGCTCTCATGTACGTATTTACCCATACCTTTAAAGGGATTTTGCAAAATAGGTTAATTATAGGGTGTGTGGATAAATAACAGTATATGAAATACCTTATAAAAGGAAAGAGAACATGGCACTAATATCACCAGGTGTAGAAGTTACAGTTATAGACGAAAGTAATTACACACCATCAACTGCAGGCACAGTAGCCGCAATTGTAATTGCAACTGCAGAGAATAAAACAAGCGGAACAGGCACAGGTACTGCAGCAGGAACTACTTCAGCAAACGCAGGCAAGACTTACTTAATTGGAAGTCAAAGAGAACTTACTGCAACATTTGGAAATCCAACATTTTATAACACAACTGCAGGTACTCCTATAAATGGATACGAGTTAAATGAATATGGTTTAATGGCAGCTTACAGTTTACTAGGAGTAAGCAACAGAGCATACGTAACAAGAGCAGATATTGATCTTGCACAACTAGCAAGTAGTGCTAATCGTCCATTAGGAAATCCTACAAATAATACAGTATGGTGGGACGTAAGTGCAGATACACGTTGGGGAATATTTGAATGGAACCAGAGTACAGGTGCATTTACAAATAAAACTCCTACAGTAATTACAAGCACAACTGACTTAGACGGTGGTGTTCCAAAAACTTCAATCGGTGCTATAGGTGATTATGCACTAGTTGCCACAAATACAAGTAATCCTGTTTATTATAAAAACAGAAGCAATGCTTGGGTATTAGTAGGAAGTGCAAGTTGGCAAATAGCTCATGCTACTATAGCAGGAACAATTGCAAGTCCAAGATTTACAAACGGTGATAGTATTACAATTAACGGCACGACTGTAACAATGGTTGGTAGTACAGTTGCTGAATTAGCAACAAGTATAAACAATGCAAGTATTACAGGTGTTACTGCAGCAGTACACAGTAATAAAATTGAAATTTTTGCTAACAGTACTGCAGTAGGTGTAGACAGTGTTGCAGATGGTAAAATTGTACTAGCAAATGCAAGTGGCACAATACTTACTGATGCAGGTTTAACTGCAGGAACTTATGCAAGACCATTAATTGCACAAGATCCACACTATACAGTTCCAGCATGGAAATCAACAGATACTACGCCACGTCCAACAGGAAGTGTTTGGGTAAAAACTACTTCAAGTAACTTAGGCTTTTTAGCAGATGTTAGTACATATAACACTTCAACTGCAGCATTTGTTTCAAGTACTGCACCAGCATATGAAAATGATCAAACTGCACTAAAAAATCTAGATACTACAGGTGGTAAAGATATTAGTACAGGAAGTTATTATATACAGTATGATGTTACAGAAAACGATACTGTTACATATAAATTGTTTCAAAGATATAGTACAGGTGCAACAACTGTTACAGGGTTAGTAAATGATGCAAACCCGCTAACTTCCAGTGAACAGTTTACTATACAGGCTAGTGCTGCAAATAGTACAACACTTAGTACTGCAGTGACAGTAACACTAAGTGGTACATCATTAGCAGATATGGCAAGTGATATAAATGCAGCAAATGTAAGCAATGTAAGTGCAAGTGTAGACACAGGTGGATATTTGGTAATTTCTCACAGTTTAGGCGGAGTGATAGTTCTTAAAGATACATCAGGTACTCCTTTAACAGATGCAGGTATTACTACTAGTATTACAACAGGTCAAGTTAGAGCAGGCAACAACAGTGACTTAATAGTAAGTAACTGGATTGCTCCTACATATACTGCAAGTACAAGTGCTCCAAGTGCAAATCCAGATGCAGATACATATTGGTATGCTGGTGGCTTTGAAGCAGACATTATGATACATAACGGAACAACATGGCAAGGATACCAAAATATTACAGACACAAGAGGTTATGCTTTAGGTAATACAGATCCAAACGGTGTTATTTTTAGCACTACTGCTCCTACATTACAAAGTGATGACAGTGCATTAGTAAATGGTGATTTATGGATTGATACAAGTGACTTAGAAAATTATCCAGCACTTTACAGACGTCAGACTGTAGATGGTGAAGCAAAATGGGTTGCTATAGATAAAACTGATAGCACAACTGAAAATGGAATAATTTTTGGTGATACACGTTTTATGGCTGATGGCACAACAGACGTTGTAACTGGTACTATTCCAACTACTAAAACATTACTTACAAGTGACTATGTAGATATTGATAGACCTGATCCTACTGTTTATCCACGTGGTATGCTACTTTTTAATACAAGACGTAGTACATATGGTGTAAAACAGTTTAAATCAGATTATTTTAGTAGAACAAACTTTAGTGATACAACACAATATCCTACGCTTCCTACTGAAAAGGATGCATGGGTAACAAGTAGTGGAAGTACATTTGGTCGTAAAGCAGTAAGAACAGTAGTTGTAAATGCAATGAAGAGTGCATTAGATGCTAGTGCAGAATTGCGTGAAGATGCAAGAACATTTAACGTTATTGCAGCTCCTGGATATCCAGAGCTAATAAGCAATATGGTAAGTTTAAATAATGATAGACGACAAACTGCTTTTGTTGTAGGAGATAGTCCAATGAGATTAGCAGCAACAAGCACTGCTATAGAAAACTGGGCAACAAACGCTTCAGCAGCTTCTGACAACGGTGAAGATGGATTAGTAACAAGTGATCCATATTTGGGTGTATTCTATCCTAGTGCAACAACAAACGATTTAAACAATAATACAATTGTTGTTCCAGCAAGTCATGCAATATTAAGAACAATTGCAAGAAGTGACGATATAAGTTTTCCTTGGTTTGCTCCTGCAGGTACACGACGTGGACTAGTAGATAATGTTGCAAGTATTGGATATATTAGTGCATCAACAGGTGCATTTATAAACGACAATATTCGTGAAAGTGTACGAGACACACTATACACAAATAGAGTTAATCCAATAGCATTTTTCCAAGGTAGCGGAATACTAAACTACGGAAACAAAACAAGAGCTGCAACTACAAGTGCATTAGATCGTATTAACATATCAAGATTAACAGGATATTTAAGACGACAGTTACAAACAATTGCTACAGGTTTCGTATTTGAACCAAATGATAAAATTACAAGAGACGAAATAAAGCAACAAATTGAGCAAACACTCAACGATTTAGTTGCAAAGCGTGGTGTTTATGATTATTTGGTAGTATGTGATGATACAAATAATACATCAGATAGAATTGATCGTAATGAACTATATGTAGATGTTGCTATTGAACCTGTAAAAGCAGCAGAGTTTATCTTTATTCCAATAAGATTAAAGAATACTGGTGAAATTGCAAGCGGAAACGTAGCAGCTTCAAGCACAGTTTAACAAATATAAAAAAATACAATGGGGGTTTGATACCCCCATTTTTTATGACAAAAAACTGATAAATACTTTTATAATTAGATTAGGAGCAGAATGAAATGTCAGTTTCATCATTAACAAAGTTTACAGTACCTATTGACGGTGACCAGAGTGCAGCAAGCCAAGGCTTGCTAATGCCAAAACTAAAATATCGTTTTAGAGCGAGTTTTGAAAACTTTGGTGTAAGCACACCTAGAACTGAAATGACAAAACAAATAATGAATATAACTCGTCCTAGTGTTACGTTTGAAGAGAACATGATTGACATCTACAACAGTAAAGTGTACCTAGTAGGCAAGCATTCATGGGAGCCAATCACAGTAAACTTACGTGATGATGTAAACGGTGCAGTTGCAAAACTTACAGGCGAGCAAGTACAAAAGCAATTTGATTTTATGGAACAATCAAGTGCTGCTTCAGGTATTGATTATAAGTTTATTACACGTTTTGAAATATTAGATGGTGGTAACGGTGCTAACACTCCTAACGTTCTTGAAACTTGGGAACTATATGGTTGTTTTATACAGAATGTAAACTACAATGATTTAGACTATGCATCACAAGAACCAGCAAATATTACTATTAGTGTAAGATTTGACAACGCAGTTCAAACACCATTAGGTGAGGGAATCGGTTCAAGCGTAGCAAGAACAGTTGGACAGGTTGTAACTGGCTAATAGGAGTTAGTTATACATGGCTAGTGTTAATTCACTTTTAAATGGAATGACCTCTGACAAGACTGTTAGAGATTATAAACACGCATCTAAAACTTTCGTAGATAATAATTACGAGTTACAACCAAAATACAGTAATTTATTCCACGTTGTGTTTGAGTTTACCGTAGAAGCCGCAACACTATTTGATACCATTCAACAATTAGAAATCCCAATACTTGTAAAAAGTGCAGATTTACCCGCATATACAATGGATGTGCAAACTCATAACCAATACAATAGAAAAACACAAAGTCACCATAGTTTTCAATATCAGCCAGTATCGATACGCTTTCATGATGATGCAAAAGAAAACATAAGAAATTTATGGCACAAGTATTATACATTCTATAATGCAGATCCAACATATGATTTGAATGGAAACAGTTATACAACTAGTGACAAGTATGCTAACCGTACTCAACAACAATGGGGATTACAAAGAGGTAATAAAAGATTTTTCAAAAATATAAAAATCTATAGTATGCACAATCATAAATTTGGCGAATATACTCTTGTCAATCCTATAATTACTGCTTTTAATCATGATCAACATGCATATGCTAATACTGGACTAATGGAAAATACAATGCAGGTAGCATATGAAACTGTAAAATATGCTACAGGTTTTGTGAATAATATTACACCAAGGGGATTTGGTGATATACATTATGATATAGAAGTTAGTGATTTAAGTGCAGATAATCTGTCAATACCTGGAGACAACGCATTTATAGACGGAGAAATTAGAACAACAACAAGTGAACGTCCTAAAGATTTATTTCAGGGCAACGTTATTGGTACAATAACAGATGCAGAAATAATTTTTAATCAAACAAAACCTAATGGAGCTAGTTTAATAAGTGATACAATATCTATTTTTGCAAATAATTTACTTACAGGCAAGAAACCTACAAGTAACATATTAGTTCCAATCACTGGAGTTGCAGATAGATTTGCTCAAGATTTTACTGGTAATGTTACAGACGGTATTGTAAATTATATTAAAGGTGAGAATACAAACTCTGTTTCTCCTAACAATAGTGATAAAGTATCTAATAATGGGATTGTTTTTTCACTTGGAGAAATGATTCAGACTACAAAAAACAATATTGTACAAGATGTTCCATTTCTAAAAGGGTTTGCAGAAAAAGTACCATCTGGTGGTACCAAAGCTACTCCTAATAAAATAAGTGATACAAAAAATATTGGAGAAAAGACTAGTCTGGCAAATAAGCCATTAAACAAATTAGTAGACGCAGGAACATAATATGGCACAAGATACAAATTTACCTTTAGTACAACCTGCAGATAATTTTGATCAAAGAGTACAGGATTATTTTACAAACTATTTTACAAATCAAATCAGTATGACCGATATGGAATACGAAGCTGCAAAAAGTTTTTTTGTTGCAAGAACAGCAAATACTGATGCAGCTGCAGCCCTTACTGCAGCAACAATAGAAGCCGCTAACGAACTTAATGTAAATATACTAGATATTATACAACAGTTTGAAGGTGTAGCAGACTTAAAAAGTGCAATACCTACATTCTTAAATTTAAGTAGGCGCAGTTCTAGTTTATTAGGTTACGAACAAAATATTACTCCAAATGAAAATATAGCCAGACAAATAGAGGCTTAACATGTTTAGTCGTAACAAGTTTGCAAACGGCATATATGAAATGAAAAACCCACAGAAATATAGTGGAAATAAATCTCCAAGATACAGAAGTGGTTGGGAACATGCATTTATGCGTTTTTGCGACAACCATCCAAGCGTTGTAAACTGGGCAAGTGAAGCAATACAGATACCCTATAGGAATCCATTAACTGGAAAAGGCACAGTATATGTACCAGATTTTGTTGTGATGTATCAAGATAAGAACGGCAAAAAACATGCTGAGCTTATAGAAGTAAAACCTAAATCACAAACAATACTTACAGAAAAAACACGCAAACAAGAAAAACTTGCAATAGCTCTTAATCATGCAAAATGGGAAGCTGCAGCAAAATGGGCAAAGCATAAAGGCCTACGTTTTAGAGTTGTGACTGAAGAAGATATTTTTCACAACGGTAAACGTTAGTAAATAAGTACTAGTATTAATAACTAGGAACCCACATGACAAAAAAACTAGAAGAACTTTTTAATGTTGAAGTCAGCGAAGAAATGCCTTTGTCTAAAGAAGAAAGTGAAAAGACTGTAGATACTGTAACTGCAGACGATATTCCTGAATTACAAACTGCTATGGAAAATGTAGATAAGATAGATGCTGCTTTACCTAGTGTACGAGAGCTTGACACTAGTGATAAAGAAATGGATGATATTGCAGACTTAGCAAAAGACACATTTAAGGATTTAATGGACTTGGGTATGAACGTAGAAGCACGATTCAGTGGAGAAATATTTAACAATGCAAGTCGTATGTTAGATACTGCGTTAAGTGCAAAACAACATAAAGTTAATAAAAAACTGCGTATGGTTGATTTACAAATTAAGAAAGCCACATTAGATGCTAAACTTGCAAAACAGGCAAGAGACAATGGCGATGATTTAGAGGATGGACAAGGACATGCTATAGATCGTACACAGTTATTACAGGAAATATTAGGGCGTAATACTCACAAAAAGGAATAAATACATACATATAAAAGGATCACAAAGATGAAAAGTTTTAAAAGTTACCTTGTAGAAAGTGAGCAAACTTATAAGTTTCGCATTAAGATGGCCGAAAAAGGCGATGATGAAATAATGAATGCACTTGAAACTGCATTAGAAAAATATGAAGTTGCAAGTATTAGTAAACCTAAAAAGACTCCTATACAAGAACATCCAATGGATTTCCAAACGTTAAACAACGCTGAAGTGTTTATAATGGACGCAGAACTAAAATATCCAGTTACTGCTCATCAACTATATGAATATATTACTCAAACAGTTGGTATACCAGCAAGTCACTTAGTTATTATTAACAGTGATCATCCGGAAGAGATTGCACGTGAAGAAGCAATTAAAGAAGAAGGTGAAGAGTATAGTGCGAAATTAGATGATCCAGATTATAAAGATGCTCCTGCTACAAAAGCAGAAGATAGTTTTGGTGACAAGTATAACGAAAATATGCTTAAAGGATTAGAAACTCGCAAGTATGAGTTTGAAAAGACAAAGTAATGAACGATTTATATAAAGCAATAGATTCTTTAAAAGATATTATAGCAGAAGAACAAAAACTTTCTGAAAAGTTAAAACCTTTTAAAGGTAGTTATAATAATAAAACAGAAAAAATAGTTAAAATAGGTGATAAACAGTTTGTTGCACCTAAAGATTATAAATCACCCCTGTCCAAAACTAATCCTAGTGCTAGACCGGTCATAGACTTTCTTAACAATTTAGGTAATAAGGTCAGTAAAAAAGGTGAAAAAATATTTCCTAAACGTATAGGAGATAAAGAAGTAGATGTACCTACTGACGTTTCACAAGGATCTACTATATCTAAAAAACCTAAAGTTGATTATGAAAAAATTAAAAAGGGTATTAGAGCTCAATCAGATACTATGAAAAAAGGCAAAGTAAAAGCAACTGCTGCTAATACAAAAAATTACGACAGTACACTAGCACTGCAAAAAAGTTTGATTGCCAAAGGTGCTAATATAGATGCAGATGGCATAATGGGTCCACAGACAAGAGCAGCAATGAAACAGTTTGGGCAACCAGACGCAATGCCAACTCCTAGACCAAAGACAACTCCGAAGAGTGGCGGTCCTGATAAAAGATTTATTACAGGTCCAGAATTAGACTTACCTAATAAAAATATGCCACCTGAGTTTAAAAGATTGCCTAAAGTAATAGAACCTGATAATAGATTTAAAGATTTTGATCCAAGAATGCCTAATAGGTATGTCAAAAACAAAAGTGGCGATTATAACTTAGCACAAGGTCCTAAGCAACCTGACAAAAAAATTGGTGATGATTTTATTGATAAAATAGCAAAATCTTTTGGTAATTATAAGTTAGGTGATATTGCTAAAAACATTTATAATTATGCTGGACAAAACAAAGCGAAACCAAACGTAGACCCACTTAAACTAGCTCAACCAAAAAGTGATAATACTACAAAAGTAGCAAATAAGAACATGATTAAACGCATCACTGGTGCAAACACATAAGGAAAAGTAAAATGAATATGGACAATATGAGAGAATACTTAGATAGATTAGGACATATTGAATCTAGTAAACAATTAGATGAAAAAGAAAGTAAAAAATTTCCTAAAGTGTTTAATGATGAGGGTGTTCTAGTAGCAAATGATCCAGATAGTGCGTTAGAGTTGATAGCAGATGAGGTACCAGAGCATGTTGATATGTATATGGATGCAATACGTTCAGGTGACTATGAAACACTATTAGATGCATTAGATGGTTTTGGTTATAGTATAAAGTATGATGAAGAAAGCACACTTGAAGAAGGTGGTGTCAAAGATATGATCCAAGACGTAGAAGAAGGCATGGGCAAAGAAGAGTTTGAGAAAAAGTATCCAGGTCAAAACTACGATGAGATTAGACAAGAAATTGAAGACAGAATGAATGAAGAAACTGTCGAAGAAGATGATATTGAAATGGAAGAAGATTGTGGTTGCGAAGATGATGCAATGGTAAGTGTTCCAGTTCAAGAACTAGCTGATATACTACAATTAGCAGGTTATGAAAACTATGCAGACAAAATTGAAGAATACGCAAATGAGCCTGAAG